GCTGGCGCACTTTCCCCAGAACAAGAGGCAATGGTTCGTGCGTCTACTGCTGAAGCTGAACGGGCAACAGCATCTGCACAAGGTGTAACGCCAGAAGAACGCAGAATGTACCAGCAGACAGCTAGGGAGACAGCACAAGCCTCTGGTCGTCTTGGTGGGAACGCTGCCATTGCCTCCGAGGTGATGGGTCGTGAGAATGTCATGGCGCAAAAACGAGCCGAAGCTGACGCAGCCAGACAGAGAGCATTCTCGCAAGCTGGGCAATTTTACACTGCTCCGGGACTTTCAATGCTTGGCGCAACACCTGCATCTTACGCCGCAGGAACATCGCTTGCTGGAACTGGTCTTGGACTTGGACAGAGCATGGGGCCGGAATTGGACTACAACCTTCCGCTTAACCTTGCCCGTGAGCGAGCCAGTGCGCTAGACGCTCGCAATATGGCTCAATATCAAGCGGATCAACAAGCTAGGGCATCACGCGCTGGGATGATTGGAAATCTTGTTGGCCTTGCAGCTATTCCATTCACAGGTGGTCTTTCCGCTGGTCTTGGACTTACTGGTCTTGCTGGTGGAGCCGCAGGAGCAACTGGCATGAGCGGACTAGGACTCTCCGCTGGAATGGGACTAGCGAATATGTTCGGTGGAATCCCACGCGCAACTCCAGTCTAATAAAATTATGGCACTCGTAGCAGGACAAATACCCGTATCTGGATATAGGACTCCAGACTATTCTGGAGCAGCACAAGCGGCTGGAATGGCTGCTGCTGCACCATATCAAATTGCATCTGGATTGATTGGAGAGGCAAAGGACTACTTCAAGCAGCAGGGTGACGCTAAAAAGTCAGCACAACTTGGGATCAAGATCGCGGAAGCCGCGAAGATCATGGATCCAAACCAAGCACCTTACTACGACAATCTTATATTCTCACTTAAAGACGAGAACACGCCCGTGCAGGTTCGTGGGGCGTTGGGTGCGAGCGTGCAAGACTTGCTGAAGCAGAACACCAGCATGCGTGCCGTGGCAGTGCAGGAGCAACAGGTTGGTATGCGTCCTGCTTATTTTGGTGGTGGACAAGCAAGGACAACTCGTTCTTCTGGTGAGTATTCTGGCATGCCGTCGCGTGCAGTTGATATGTCCCGTGGAGATGCTGCACTAGCAAATCAACCTACCGGATCTATAGAGATGCCACCGATGTCAGATGAGCCGTTAATTCTCCCCGGTGAAGCTGGAGCGGATTTTTTATCTATTGAACAAAAAATTGAACAAGCCAAAAACCTTGGCATTCCAGCAGACAAGGTCAATGCCATTGTAAGCGGAATTGAGGCTGCTTACAAAAATCCTTCGGAAGAATCGCAAAATACAATCAAAGCATATAACAGCAACTTGGGTGCATTGATCCAAAATGCAGCAAAAGGTCTTGAACCATCAAAAGATGCTGAAGGAAAACCTCAAATTGTTATCTCAGAAGACGAATCTGGCAATGTGTCTCGTTTCACAAAAACCAAAGGAGGAAACCTTATCAATGAATTTGGTGAAGTTCTAAACAAACAAGGGAAACCTATTGATCGGCCTCAATACAAACAATTTGACACTGAAAGCATCAATCGAGCAATGAATATGGACGAGGGGGTTTTGCCACCTCTTCCAGATGAAACCTCAATGGCGCAGCCAATAGGCACTCCAGAAGAGCAAGCCAGAGTTCAGCGAATGGTTCAAGAAGGCCAAGGACGAGCAATGGCTCAAAACATGCCACAGGGCGCAGTTGCTACTGACCAGTCACTTGCATACCAAACCCAACAACCGCAACCAGAGCAGAAGAGTGCTGGTCTTGGGTTGATGGCGCAGGAATCACAAGCAAGGCAGGCACAAGCGTCTAGCGAGGAGTTGAAGAAGCTCACTGAACTGACCCCTAGAAAGGCCAAGCTGTACGAGTCCGCACTCAATCAGGCATACCAAGATCCCAAAACCGCTCCATCTCAAGATGTGGTTGACGAGTTGCAATTGCAACTTTTGATGCAGCCAGAGTCCAAAGGCGCACAGATCATGTCGGAAACTGAGTACAATCAGCGCAATGTTGCCGCAATCACAAAGGCAGCAAAGCGTGTTGGTGACAGATCGGCAGCAGAGGCAATTTTGAGCCGATTTGATACCGCACAGAAGCTTGCAAACCACCCAGAAGGTTACAAGGTTTTCGGTAAATCTATTCCAGAGGCTACGCTGCGAGAGCTTGCCCGTACTCAAGGTGGTGTGTATGCCCTTTACAACAACCTTAAAGGACAAGACTTGGTGCAGGCGATGCGCGACATCAAGGCCCAAAGCGGCACTGCTGCTGGCATGTCTGAGAAGGAAACGATGGCGTTGCAGCGTGCTGTAAACGACCTAGACCTAGCTCAAGATTGGAAGTCCGCGCAAAGTACACTCATGCGTATTGCAAGCGGCACGGTCAGGGCAGGTAAGAAGCTAGGATTGGATGAGAGCGTCTTTGAGGTTATGCCAATTGATCCTAAATCAAACAGGCAAACCACCAAGGCTGCTGAAATTCTAGACAACCCGGAATCTGTCCCAATGTTTAGGGACGAGATTGAATACTTCAACAGGGTTAATAGCCTAAAAAGCAGATTGCAAGGTGGACAGAGTACTGGTACAACTCAACCAGCACCACAAGCCCAACCGCAATCACAACCATCTGCGGTTACTCCAATGGGACTTGAATCTTTGTTCTTTCCAACACGATAACCACAATGACCCCCCAACAACGGGACGCACTAAAACAAGCACTTGAACAACACAGCCTGAAAATGGCTGTAAAGGATGCCGCTCCAGAGGATGTTGCGGCACTTCCTCAAGACTTTGCTGTACCAACTTACAATGCGAACAATCAACCATTGTATGACAACCAATTATTCCCGGCAGTAAACTCTGTTGAGGATCTAGTTGCGCGTGGGTACGCCACCCCAGATGGGCAGGTTACAGAGAATGGTCAGATGGCACTTTCCTTGAAAAAGGTTGGAGCACTTAACGATGACTACACGCTAAACAACACTGGCAAGACGCTGATGGCGAGCAGGGATGACCTGCTGAAGGAGGAGAACATCGACCTGTATCGTGAGTACAAGCGTTTGGAGTTGGATGAGGCTCCAGATGTTGGAATTTGGGACTCCATTAAAGACATCGCATCAAAAACCGTCCAAGGGGCAAATGTAATTGCACAAAACGAACTTGGTGGAATTAAGGACATCGCAAGCAGTCAGATTTTCGGTGGTGCATTCGACCAGTATGGTGCTGAAGCACTAACTCCAGAGAAGAGGGCTGAATCCAGAATCACAACGGAAGAAGCGGCAAAGGATTTGTTTGCCTCATCCGCAGGATTGGCAAGGGCTGCTGCTACTGAAATCGACAAGGTTGCCGCCAAGACCATGTGGGATGGCATGATGCAGGACTACCAAGTCTCGTATCTTGAGCAGAAGTATGATCGTGATTTGGCCGACATGGAGAAGGTCAACACGGCAGAAGTCGCTGACGAACTCGCAAAAGTTATCGGACTTGAAACTCAGTTCGCAGAGGGAAGGCAACAAGCGGAGCAATTGATTGGCCCGGAAGCCACACAGCAAGCTATTGAGGAAGGTAGGGCAGCGGGATTGACGCTTTCACTAGTAAACCCACTAGCTCCAGAAGCACTCGCCGCTAGGGTTGGATTTGGAGTGGCACAAAAGGGTGTCACCGCAGCGTTCAAGCCGATTGCAAGGAAGCTACTGGAGTCTGAAAACAAGGCCGCGCAAGCATTAGCCGCCAATCAACGGGTGAATGGGCTGAATAGTCACCTTGCACAAACCCAATACCTTGCCAAGTCAGCAGAAGATCAAGCTATTTTTGCCGAGCGTCAAGCCGACAAGCTTTCCAAGATGGGACTTGTTGACCGGGCTAATGCGGCTCGTACGCTTGCCGACAATCTTCGCACAAAGGGTCTGGAGGCTGGAACAAGAGCGCAGGGTCTTACTGACGAAATTGCAAGGGCTTCAGACGAGGCTGCTAAATTGGCTCAGGATGCCGCTGTAGCCGACAAGATCAACTTTGTGGCGCAGAAGGCTAGGGAACTTCCCGGACTTCCTATACAGGCAATTGGTGGGCTTATTGAGGGTACTGGCAAGGCCATGATTGGCATCGACAAGGGTCTTTCTACCCTAGCCTCTAAAATTGGCGCGGATAAGGCGTGGAACGCAATGAACCGCATTTCCTCGCTCTCTGGTCTTGGTGGTGCTGGAGCGGCAATGGGCCTTGGCCCTGTGGCTTTTGTTCCTGCGGCAATTCGCACAGCGTGGTCTACCGCACCATTTCTAAAGGGTGCTGGAAACTTTGTGAGGATGGTTGGTAAAGAAACCGCAAATGCCCGTGGACAAATTCCATTCTGGCAGCGTGTGGCTAATTACGAAAATCTAGGATCCACTCAGCGAGCAGTTGCCCACCTAATGGACACTGCAACTATTGGTGGTCGCCTTACTGGTGCTGCTGGAGATGTCGCAAAAGGCATGGCTGCTGCGTACCCTGTTGATCTCGCTTTCCAGTGGATCTCCGATGGCGGGGAAATGGACATGAACACGCTGAAGCAGGCCGCAGCCGAAACAGTTGTTTTCGGTGGTGGCGGCGCACTTGGTGGTATTGTCGCTGGATCTCCAGACCGCATCAAAAAACTACAGCGTGGTGATGCACTTAACTTCTATCGCAACTTAAAGGATGGCAGTCAGCGGGTGGCATTCAATGCCCTTAATGACGGCATGAAGCGATCCATTGGAACATACGCATCATCATTCCCAAACCTCAATGTTAGGTTTACCGATCAAGGTGGTGGCGCATTCGACAAGGCAACGAATACTGCCTTTATTAACCCAATGGCACGCAACCCTCTCAAGCCATTGCTGGCTCATGAGATCAACCACTACATCTTGGTTCGCAACCAAATGGAAGGCGGGGTTGCTGCGGCACTAGTTGGAGATGGGGTTCAGACTGGTGGAATTTTGCGTGGAAAAGACGGCAAGCTTGATCCAAACTTCCAAGCGTTCAAGAACGAGTATACACGCAGGCTGGAGGCTCAACATAATAGGCAGATCGACACAAGAATTGCGGCAGGTGAAAAAGTTCCAGCCAGAGAGCGAGCATTTACTGCGCCTACCGACAATGACATTGCAATTGAGTACTTTGTGGACTCGATGGCAGATGACATGATGGGCATGGCTGAAAGTGGTGAGCTTGGAAAACAAGCTGGGCGCATGCTGGTAACTCGCAAGATGCAGTCACTTGGAAATGCTATCCTGCAACAAGCACCCATCATCAAGGACTTCTTTTACAAGCTTGGTGGTGCTACCGACAAGAGCGGACGGGCAGTCTACGGAAATGGTCTTCTGGCAGAAGGAATCCGTGAGATTCCAGAGATGAAGAAGCTTTTCCGCAAGATGATCTCTGAATCTGCTGGTCGTCCTATGCATGTGGCAAAGGTAACCAAGGGTGAGTCTGATGGTCATGCCATCCCTATCATGGGCAAGGATGATCCGATTCTCAATGAGATGACATCTATGTGGGAGACCGATGCCGATGGGGTTCCTTTGCGAGATAAGAATGGTGACTATATTCCGCTTTCAGACCAAACAGAACAACTCCGAGCATCCTCTGGTCTTATGCTACTGGAGGATCAGCAGAACAGGATCAACCGTGGAGAGACTCTTGAGCAGGGCGAGTTGCGATTCAACCCGGAAGAAAATGCATGGACTGGGGAATACCTCACGGATCGCCAGATTCAAATACTGCGGACATCTGGCAGGTTTAATAATGCTCAACTTCGCCAGTTGGACATGCTTAATGGTGCAGCCAAGGAGAACACCGGGCGCAGGTTCCTAGTGTTTAACCAACCTGCCACCAAGAAACGCAAGGGCAAGCGTGTGGCTTACGACACACTGGGAGTTTCCATGCGTGAGATTGTCCCGTACGGCATCAAGATCACTAAGGATGGTAACCTGCTGGTTCGCCTCATGAGCGTACAGCAGTTGCATGCTAATGCTTTTGAGAAGGCGGCGAGCAAGCGTGGACAAGCCCTGTACAAGGGAAATGCAGAGCAGATTCTGAACGATGTGAACCAAGTGATTGAGAATCACGGTCGCAACGAGCCAACCGATGCCTACTTCAAGAGTAAGTACGGAAACGAGTGGGAAGTCCGCAAAAACTTCATCAACACCGTGTTCGGAAATGTCGGCAAGGGTCAGAAGGACATCAACCCGCTACTAGCCGCAGAGAAGGCTAAGAATGCCGTGGTTAAGACCTACCGCATTGACCGCATCAACAAGGCTACGGAATTGGAAGGACGCACTAACCTGCCCTACCAGAACCACCTTGTGAAGGTGAACTTCATGCCAGAGGGTGAGCCAATCCTAGACGAGAATGGCGAGCCAAAGGATCTACGCTACACTCCAAGCTACGAGGATAGCCAAGTCCGCATGCCAGAAGCCCGGCGAGCGATGCCAGAGGGTGAGCAGACCCCAACCCGCTTCATGCCAGAGAAACTTGACTACGACTACATGAAAGCTGTGGAGTCTGGTGATGTGGAAGCGCAGCAGAGGATGGTGGACGAGGTTGCAAGAGCAAAGGGAATGCGCGTGCTATACCACGGAACAACTAGCGAAAAAGCAGCGCAAATACAAAAAACTGGAATCCTAAAACCAGACGCGGAACCTGCCGTCTATCTTACAACATCAGAAGACGGTGGTGGATATGGAGATGGCACAGTATTGAGGCTTGCGGTTCCAGAATCCAAAATTGAAATTGACGATGAATTTCCAGACGGCAGGCAAGACTTCCGTGCTGAAGTTGGATATAAAGGACAGTTGAAAATCAAATCCACAGACCCCATCACCCGCGACGATTCCGGCAATGTCATCCCGTTGAGCAAGCGGTTTGATGTGGGGAGTAGGGATATGCGCTTTATGCCAGAGGGTGATGGATCAATCAACCTAATGAAGCAAACCAATCTTGGTGGTGACGCATCAATGATAATGTCGGCCAAGTGGGGAACTCCAAAGCAAACATCAAAATCTGTTGCGCTATCAGACAAGCCAGAAAATCACATAGTTGGATTAAGCCGTATCAAAGGGTTGCTAAAGGCAAAGGATTTGTCAGAAAAACAGAAGTCAAGCCTTGATGACTTTTTGGTAAAAACTGCATCATTTGCAACTGACTCTCCGGGGTTCAGGGATCTTGGAACACCAACCAACAAGGAAGAGGCATTGACCATTATATCCAAGGTTACTGATCGCATGGCAAGAAACCTTCTTGCTATTTACGATGCTGTTCCACCACCAATTAGAAGTTATTGGCAGCGTTGGTATCCACTAGCTTATGACTGGAATCAGGCGCAGTCTGCAAAGCATAAAATAACAAGGCAGGTTGTCGCTGGAATAAACGCGCGACTATCACCGGGCAAAGACTGGATTCACAATGTCAATATGACGGAACGCATATTAAGTGCTTTCGCTGACGATATTTCAATGACTCAAGAGATTGCTGACGGGGCAATGCCAATTATTGACAATGCATTGGAAACAAAACTCAACTCAAAGGAAAACAAAAATAAGCCAAAGGCTTGGATTGACGAGCAAAAGGCAAAAGTTAATGCCGCTAAACAAGAGGTTCAAAACCTTGTTGGAATGAAGTTGAGCGAAATGACTGACGCACAAGCAGCGCAACTTATTAGATACCACACCCAAGTCGTAGGAGACAACAAGGTTCTGAATTACTTTGAGCAAGGCAATCCAGTTTATGCGGATGCGATAAGTTGGCAAAGTTTTTCCAACTTGGAAAAAGCGATAAACATGTATCGTGACCCAAGCATGGAAAACATTAGCAACAACATGGGTAGCGATCACAAGATTAGATCGTTCTTTAACAACCAAGAGTCACCAAACGACAATGTATTGCGAGATGTCACATCAGATACGCACGCAGTTGCTGCGGCATACCTATTGCCGTTGTCACAGTCTAGCCAACAAGTAGCCAGAAACTTTGGTGGTTCATCTAATGCTGTATCTGGGCTTAATGGAATGTACTACATTGTCGCTGACGCGTATCGCAAGGCAGCAGATGCTCGCAATGTCGAGCCTAGAGCAATGCAGTCAATCACATGGGAAGGCGCAAGATCCATGTTCCCAAGGGGTTTCAAGAAGGCAGAAAATGTCAAAAAAGTTGAGGCAATTTGGAATCGTTTTGAGAAGAGGGAATTAACGAAGCAACAAGCACTTCAAGAAATTAACAAATTGTTGATTGACTTCTTCGCTAAAAATCCAAACTCTAGACCTAGATTCGCAGTTCTCCCACGATAATGGCCGCAAACAAAAAATACTCTGATAAGGAAATCGTTGAATTTCTAGATGATATTTTCTCGTATGTGGACAACGAGGAAAATCCAGATCAAGAAACAGCAATTACGATTGATCCTGTTAATCTTTTGAATGCCATGCAAACCACATCAGCAAGCGTTCAGAAAGAGAAAATCAAACCAACCAAAAAATAATGAGTGAGACTAGCAGTCAAATGCTGGATTGCCCCGAAAATCAAGAATGGTTCGCAGAGGTCATGCGCCGAGCCGAGGAACACGGCAACAGGCAGCGTGTGGAGTTCTGGAACCCGCAGGCGGCGGCAAAGTGCCTCTGGCTGCTCGCACAGGGGAAGAGCATCAAGTCCACCTCCGAGATCACAGGGC